TAACCTTGTTTAATAAATATTTGTAATTAGTTTAGAATGCATAGCTGGTTCCATGTTTGTGTTTTACCTTCATTTTGCTTGTTTCCAATATAGTTTTGATCTCCTGTAGTGTCTTTTTGCCGTCCTTTTTGCTGAAATCAAATAGAAACGAGTCGTAAGTGATCAGAATTAGCTTGGTCTTGGCGCCTGTCGTTTTAAGATAGTTTTGAATCTCTTGTATCTTATAAATATTTTCTTTAGTCTCTAGGTTTTGCACCACGTAGTTAAACAGCTTGTACTTGGTCATTGAATTGTCCTTCTTGATTATTCTGCCAGTTGGTAACTTGTAACCGCCTTGCTTACTGTATTGCTTCCACATCTCGTCTACGTAAGAACCCATTTGAGCGAAGAAGTCTACGTGTTTGTACTTTTTATCCACTCCACCGTAAAGCTGTTTGAATGTAATAGTTTTTGACTCTTTGTACTCCTCTTCCGTAAGCTCCTCTTTGTTGAAATAGCTTTTACCAAGATATTCGTGAAAAGACTCTTGTGGACATTCAAAATTTATAAGTTTAGCTATTAGCCTCAAGTGATATGCGTCGAAGTCAAATTCAACAAGAAAGTCATTAGAAGGTAAAAAGCAGCTTCTGAAATCGTTCTCTTTTGGAATGGCCAAGAAGTTAATGCCGTTAAACGAATTTGTTGGTCTTCCAGTTAAATTATATAAGTTGTAGCAAGAGTACATCCGCTCCCCTTTAATAGAATAGCTCTGATCGTGAATCTGGTACTTATCTGTCAAACACTTAACGTCTACCTTTATTGGATTCTCCTCGACTGATTTGTACGCGTTAATGAAGTCCTCTTGAGTCTGTAGATCTGTTTCTAAACCGAAGTAGCCTTTAACGTAATCGTACAAACATTGGCACCTTTCGTAGTGCTTCGATATAGGTATTAATTCGTTTGTGATGGGAAGCTGCCCATAACGTGAGTAAAAATCGTGGTGTAAATTAGTATCGCAATCGAACTGGTTAAATTCGTTTGTTTGATCCAGATTAACGAAATGTAGGTCTATAGCGTTAGGTAAATCTAAGAAGTAAGAGTGAAACTTCTTGTCTAATAGGTATACTTTTTTGTGGAGCTTTAAAAACTCTTGAACCATTTTAAAATCCAAGTAAAAGCTTTCAGAGTGTTTGAAAGGGAATATGTAACCCTTTTCACCATCGTTGTAATACAGTAAACTTGGGTACGTCAACTTCGGGTGAACTCTATCGTTGCCCGCTATTAGTTGTACGAAACACTCGTCTTTAATATCAAGGTTGCCGAATTGCGACAAACTTTCTACAATGAAATACATAACCTTTTAATTTGAACTAAATATAACCAATCCAATCGATTGTATTCAATTAATCTATGTAGTGGGTCTTGAGAACTTTGCGTATTCACCACCGATAAACTCTATAAGACCCAAGAAGTTTTTGCCGGCATCTTCCGTATTCTTTTTGTTTACTTCTATAATGCCTAATCGTATATCGTACTGAGAATATCTTTTTGTGTTTAAATCTCCTGTAAGTTTCCAAAACATCTGTGTCACTAAATAAAATGACACATCGTATCTAACCGTTCCATTCACAAACTCGTTGTACTCTTCGGGAGAAATTTCGATAACAAAACCTTTGCTGTTAATCTTCTTGATAAAATATCTAATAAAATAGCCTCTAGTATAATCGTCAACGGTGGGTTTTGGATAATAAGATATAGGTTCTAATGCTTGGGTTTTAGTAACGTTAGTTTGTCTTAAGAATTGGTTCTTTACTGAAGATGGTAAATTAGAAGCGTTTAGATAATCTGAGTTACCGTAATCTTCAATTGTTTTTAATTCTTCGTTTGGTCCTACTATGGGATTAGGTCCACTATAGAATTTATTATCGTATGTTTGATAGTAGTCGCCAGAATAAGGAGCGCCATCTAATGAAAGACGATTTCCGGTTGTCTTCTGATCTGTTTTGACTCTAAATGATGGATAGTATTTTATCATATTAATTTACCTGTTGCGTCTAAGTAAGTAGATAATTTGCCCTCTTTTAAAGCGATGTGTAAGTGAGTATCCCATGTATAATCTGGTCTTGGAGGCTGGCCTACATAACCTAATAAGTCTCCTTTTTTAACCGCACCTTTAGCTACAACTGAATCTAAGTGAGTATAAAACACCTGCGTTTTACCCCATAATGTGAATCTATATCCCCAAATATATGGAACTGTTTCATAGAAGTTTATATTTTCTACCTTGCCATCGAATAGAGCATATACTGGCGTGAAGGCCGGCACAAATAAATCCCACGCATTTGAGCTTTGCCATTGACCTTGTTGTGAAGCGTCTCTTGCTCCATGTGCTGGTAGAGATATTGAATTTCCAAGAGGTTTGCTAGCTCCAAAAAGAAACGAAGACGTAGAAGCTGCAGAGTTTTGCGCAATGCCGGTGCCTCTTGGAGTAGATCCTCCAGATCCGCCCTTTGGATCTATTGCATTATAAAGAGAACTGCCTTCGGGATTAAAAGCAGCTTGCTTTCCCTTTTGAAATTCAGTATTTAAACGTCTTCCTGCAAAATCAGCTCTTGTTTTTAAATATGTCATATTGGCTTTGATGGCTGTAGTCCACTCATTGTTCTCTATTGTGTGAACGTTTCCAGTAACCATAAATCCAACTTTTTGTGAGCCTTTTGCAATGTTTGATTTTTCATCGGTCGATGTAGTTCTAACGTTGTATGTGTATGGAAGAAATTTTTCTGATATTGTAAAGCCCTGCATCATATTGAATCCTGAGATGCCATCCAATGTAAAGTTGATGGATACCGGAATCATGGCTGCTGCTCTAGTCGGCGCGTCTAATTTGCTTACCGTAAGTTTTTCAATATAGTAGTTTGTTGCATGGCCAATATTTTCGGTAGACGGATTGTACGTACCGTAGAAATCTGTTACATTTTTATTGAATTTTAAAGCAGAAGATACTATAGCGTCAATATTTGCTTGATCTACTTTGGTTTTTCCATCTTTTTGTTTAGTTATATCAGAATTCTCTGTTCTGTTTGGAATATATCTATCGCTATAGTATTTGTTGATAAAACCGTAAGGAGTTCCATCTGTAGAATTAGCTGATTTTTTTTGTACGTCTGAGTTAGCACTGATTGCTAAAACATTTGCCATTTTTGAAGATATGTCAGTTCTTAAATCCAAACTTCTGGCTATTGAATTTCTACCATATATTGGAATGTCGTAGTCTGAATTCTTGGGAACGATATCTTCGTCTGATAACCCAGGCACCAATTGATCGTCTATTATTTGAAGACAATTAGAAGCATCGTCATAGGAAAATCTAAATATATTAAAATTACCCAAAGTTTTATTCATATCAGATAGTATCTGTTCTACGAAAGCTTTTAAAAATACGCTATTGGTTTGATCTTGAGAAAAGAACTGCTTAATTATGTCAAAAAGATAATCTATATTAACCAACACATTCATGATCTTACCTCTATAAGCATCGATTTCTTCTGCGCCTTTAAATCTAGGAATGTCTCCAGAAATAGTGTCTTTTTCAGGACTAAATAAAGCAGTTAATGCGTTGTTATTCTCTTTATTGCCTTTTATGCTATTTCCCTCTAAAACATCTGTATAGAATAGCGTTTTATAGTCTTCAAGAGTTCCTTGAAAAGGAATCATAAAAGTCATACCGTTAGTGGTCATGTGACATGGATGACTCAAACAAAAATTAGTTTCAGGATTATAATCCATGTACATTAGAGGCGTTTTTTTTCCTTCTGTTTTTTCGTCGTACAAATTACAACAGTGATTCAATATGAACATTACTAGACCTAACTGAATGTATACAGGGTGTGCTAATCGACTACCTTCGTTAATGTCTTGATTCACGTCGTAAGGAAGCACGTAAGATTTTAATAACTTTTTATAGTCTACTTCTACCTCTTTTGGTATATCTCCTGTAATTTTATTTGAGAGTACAGCAGAGTTAAATCCATACTTTATATTTTTTTCGAATGGATCGCTAGCGCTAAGACTATTGTTTATAATTTTATCTATATATGTTTTAAAGATTCCATCAGAAAATACAGGAACCGCAAATTCTTTTGCCGTTAAATCTACTTCTTTAACTTTTCTTTCTAAATCAATTTTTTTAGAGCTCGCATTAATTGCTTCTATTAAAGAATAAATTTGTATGCTTCTTAAAGTTGCTTCTAAAGAGGATTGATACTGTACTGCTGGTTTGGTTTGTTCGGTGCTAGTATTAGAAGCGGGATTCGTATTTTCTGGCCCAGCTTTAGCCGTATCCTGGCTGGTTAAACTATCTCTATATTTTTCATATTCTCTTGTTGAAGCTTTTGCATTATAAATTTTTATGCTGTCTATTAAGCTTGTATCATTTAATCTTATAGAAACTTCAACATCAACAGTGGTTTCATCGCGATTTGACGTTTCTATTAAACTTCCGTCTGCTCGTCTTGTAGTCTTATTTTTCCAAGTTGTATAAGGCAGTTTGTAATAATATTTTAATTGTAATCCATAGTTTCCAGGTCCTGTCATTGATATGCCGATAGCTTCACCTTTGTCTTTATTTTTGCTAAGGTATCCTGGGTTATATACATCAGTACTTGTTTTAAATTCATTAGTTAAGAACGTATTGGCCTGTAAACCGTCAGGAAATTTTAAATTTGCCAAAGAAATTGAATATCTAGAAAATGTTCCAACTAAATCTGTATCTTTTTTTTCTCCTGTAAAATAAGACACAATATCGTTTAAAATAGACTGCTGAGAGACTGAGTATGCTATTTCTTTGTTTGTATTTTTATTTATTGTAGGAATTTCTACGTCTATTGCAAAATTATAAGGAGTAAAATCTGAGTAATTTTTAGTTGTTAGGAAATTTGAAGGGGAAAAATATTGGGTTTGAATAGAATATTTATTCGGTGCTGTAGCAATGGCCAGCTTCACAGTTTCTACAGCTAATTTATTTAGCAAAGCTTTGCTTTTAAGATCGCTAGAAAAACCTACAGATTCTATAATTTTATTTAAATCTTCGTTACCATTTAAAATCACTCCAAATTTTTTAATATATAGTTTGTTATCGATACTATTATTATAATAATAATCGTATTCATCTTTTTTATTATAATCTTTGCCTTTTCTATCTCTAGCGACTAGACTACTAGGAGCTGATGCATATCTGCTAAAAAATCTTTGAGTTACATTAGATAAATCGGTTTCTGCTGCTATGTTTTCGTCTTTTTTGTTATCACCTATTAAAAAATCTGAATAACTATCAAAAGCTTTAAGTTTTTCCTCTCTTTCTTTCTCTTTTGCTTTTTTTACTTTCGCGGCTTCTGCTGCTTGTTCTGCTTTTACTTTTTCATCTTGTTGTTTCTGTATGGTTCTATAAAGGCTATTTAATTGTTCTATTGTGGTTTTTAATGGCTGAGCTAAAGTTGCAGGTTGATTTATCTTTAGACTATCTGCTAAAGATCCAAGTCCAACTAGCTTTAAAACGCAATCGTATCCGCCTTCTTGATTGTACGAGAAAGAGAAATTACTAACCATACCCAACATACCATCATAGTTGCCTTTGGACTCTCTTCTTTTTAAACCTAAATCAAGAGCTATCTGTTCTTTTGTTAAGTTATCTTTGAAAGGATCTAAACTAAATAATTCAGTAGCGCTTAAATTTGAAGATTCTGACTCGTAGTAGAAAGTGTTTCCCCATTCCAAAAACATTGTGTATCCCAACTTAAAATACAAAGCATCTATTACGTCCAACTGACTTTTGTCCCAAACTTTAAATTCTATTGTTGCGCCTCTAATAGATCCCAATCGACCTTGAGTTTCTATAACAACTCTGCTTAGTCCTGGCATTGGACGATAGCCAAAATCTCTAACCTCTTGATCTCCTAATAAAGAGTAGGTTTCTTTAAAACCTTTTCTTAGTTCGTAGTTGGTTTTACCTCCTTGATTGTTGTACTTAGAAACTCCACCGTATAGCACAAAGTTTTTCGATAAATCTTCTGGTTTGGTTAAGGTTAAGCCTGTTAATTCAGAAAAATATTTTGTATCTGATGGTTCGGTTATATTGATAGAAGACACTAATCTAACCCAACCAGTTTTGTTTCCAAGATACTGTAGGTTTGCATTGTCTCTATTGGCTTGAGTTCCTTTTTTGCTTCTAGTTTGTAATTGTTCTAAAAGCCAAACAGGAATGTGTGTACCAATAACGTTAGATATTTTATTATCGTTTTGTGCCATACTATCTTAATGAGTTAGCGTTTCTGTATTGATTAACTACAGACTGAATATCTGAAGGAATTCTTAATTGAGCGCCTGGCGGTGGATACAGTGAATCTCCTGGTAAAGCGTTAGCCGATGCTATAATCCACCAAAAGCTAGTGTCTCCGTAAAAGTCGTAAGCCATTAAATCTAATCTATCTCCTAGTACTACTATCACATAAGTGTCCTCTTCTGAAACTGGAATTTCTGGATAAACGTTGTTGACATAGTATTGGCTACCTGTTGCTTGGTATTTTATTATGTCTATATTTTGGTATCTGTTAAAGCTCATATTCTTATGTTATTGGTAAAGAATCTCCCGATTTTTCTAAACCATTTCGTTTCATTATCGGTTATTTAACGTTTCGTTGATGTTGAAAAGTAATTCCTCTCTAGTTGGAGCTGGGCTATTACTTTCTTGATTGATACCCGCGAAAATAGCTAAAGCGTTTTGAATTTCGGGTATTGCGGCTTGACGTTTTCTTTGCTCTTCTGTTTTACGGGTATCATTATCTTTCTTTTGTAAAGTATCAACTATAAAGTTTCCGTTTGCCAATAAAGCAGGTGTATCTGTAAGATCTTGAGCTCTTCTTGGTAAAATATCCATAATTGGTTTGAAGGTAATGCTTACATTTAAGTAATGCGGTAATTCGGCTACTTTTCTGCCGCTGTATGCATCATTTTCTTGATTTATTTCCCAAGAAGCATTATCTTCTATTGTAATATTGATGCTTTCTAAAACTCCAGGCGTTCTATATAAATAATCACCAATGGTTAGTTTAATGATTGGCGCTCTCATTGCTGAAGTATTTGGACTATAATCCGGATAAACTTGACTGGTTAAATAGTTTAACTTCTCGTACATTGGTCTCAATTCAGGTCTTGATTGAGCAAATATTTTGAATGAGAAAGAAACCGTACGATCGAACCCTTGATAAGTTCTAAAGTTTTCACCTCTACCCAAATATCTAAAAGAGTTGTATTCTCCAGAGTGATTATCGGATATGCCAGATAAGAATGCTCTAAATACTAAAGCTGTTGTCTTTGTAGGATTATCGTTGGATATAGCTTCGAAAGCAAATTTAATTATGTCTTTAGCGTAGTCACCTGAAAATGGGGTGTCTCCTTCGTTAACAGTAAATGGGGTTAAAGCATTTAATCTATCAATACCGACATCTGTACCTGGAACATAGAAAATGTAAGTTTTATTTAATCTACTAATTCTAGGATCTCCAGGGTTTCCGGCGTTCATTGCGTTTTGAATACTTTGTTCAGAAAAATTCCACTTTCTTGCTTGTTGCACTGGACTTGCTACTTGGCTTCTGAAATCTTGTATTTTTGAAACGTCTTGAAACAGCGCATTAACTCCGTTAGGTTTTTGATTCTTTATTTGATCGTAGGTAAGAGTAAGTATATTTGAAACTAATGTTGTATCTGTAGCTCTTCTTATTATTGTTTTTCCAACACCATAAGTAGATCCAGGGCCTTGTATGTAATCGAATAGGATACTTTTATTCAAAGACATGCCCAAAGTATTGTACAAATTAGGATCTGTAAATTTTACCTCTTTGTTGCTGTTAAACATTTTAGTTTGATAGAAAGCGTATAGTCTGTTTCTATCTTTTCCGTTTACTGTAGTGAATTGCTTTTGAATGGTAGCTGCGTAAAAGTTTTGAAACTGAAAGCCATTGATACCAATTCTATCTGGATGATAGCCTGTACCCGAACTTAATACAGCGCTCAACATGTTCTTTCCTGATGGATCGTATATCCAAGTATTTGGGATAGTTCCAAAAGAAGTAGACTGGTAACCTTGCGTGGTTTCCATTCTAGGATTTGTTTTTTGTAAATTTACTTGCTTGTTTAAAAAAGCAGGTCCTTTAGATCCGTCTTTAAGAAACTTTGATATTCTTAATTGATCTATCTCACCGGTTAAAGTTCTTCTGGCCGTTCCTGTTCCTGGGTCTAACTCTGCTCCGCCTCTTATTGGATAATCTAAACTGTTTCTGTTTCTTTGATAGAATTGTAAAATAGAATTTGTAACCGGTCCCGCATCTTGCATCGGAAATTTAACGTAAGGTAAACCGGAGTTTCCCCCTTGAGGTTGATCCATTCCGTATTTCAACGTGGTAAAGTCTGTCTTCTGATTTAAGAAAACTGAATCTGATAAGTTGGAAGAGTTATAGTTTAGTGGCATTAAGAGTTGTATCTAGTTGTGTCAAAATTTGTGTAAGAATTGTTTTGAAAACTATTTAATACTAATTTACCGGTTGGAACTCCGTCTAACATAACGTTTCCTGTAACGAATCTCACTTGCGCGTTAGACGCATCAGGTTTTTGAGTTACCAATTTTGTCAATAACTCAACTGTCTTTGTTGAATTATCTGCGGTCATTTTAATTAACTGTAAACTGCTAGCTCCCAAATAGGTTTCTCCTGAGTCAACTTGGGCAATTCCAGAAGTTTTAACCACTCCACCTTTGGCTAGTTTTCCATAGCTTTTACCTCTTAGGTTTTCAGCGAAGCCTTTGATATTATCTCCGTAATCTTCTGCTATTTCGTCCTTTCCGAATAAAAATAAATTTGCTATCTTAGAAGCTCCATTAACGAAAGTTCCTATGCCTTCTAAAACTGTAGCAAAGAAATCTTTTAATCCGTTTACAAACCCTTGAATTTTACTTGGATTCGACATAAACTCAATAGCTTTGTCTATGAATTCAGTAACTCCTGAATTCGCTATAAGACTTGTGAATCCTTGTTTGATTTTTTCTATCAATCCCGCTAATCTTTCGTTAGCTGCTCCTGAAGCCAGAGCTTGATATTGTTGCTTTTCTTGTTCGGTAGTAATGTCCTTCATCGTAGCGAACCTCTTCTTCGCTAATTCGTACTGTTGCTGCGCTGACTGACCATCTTTAGCTCCTATCTTAGATAGGAACTCTTGCTTCTTTAACATGTCGGCCATCGTGTCCCTAGTCATACCAAAGCTAGATGCTAGTGACTCTGCTGCGATTCTATTTAAACCTAAGAATTGTTCTGAATTTCCAACCTGTTTTGTTATCTCTTCAGCTGCTGTAACTAAATCGTTGTTTAAGAAAGCTTCTCTTGCTTTATTTAAGTTGATATCTTTTCCGGTCAACAACTGAGCTTCCATTTCTTTACTAATAGAAGACTCGTAATCCAAGAAAGAATCTGCCAATGCGTCTACCTGTTTTAATTCTAGACCCATTGCTTTTGTTTGCAATACGGCCTTTGTAATTTTTTCTGGATACTTTGCGAATGTTAATCCTAAATAGCCTCCCAAATTACTAACCTCTTTTAATACCGCTTTGTAGTCTTGCGTAGCTAACCCAGCTTTTTTAAGATTCTGTACTTGTTGTAGTACATTTCCAACAATGTTCGCTGATTCTTTTCCAGTAATTACAGAAGTTTGAGCGATGCTGGCTTGTATGTCTTCTTCTAATCCTAAAACGTCTTTTAATCTTATGTTAGTGCTTAGTATCTCGTTAGAAAAAATTGCAGTAGTGCCCAATTGTTTGCTTAAAGCAACTTGAGCTTCGTATAGTTTTTTAGGATTTACAAAAACATCTTTAGTACTGCTAGCTATGTTACTAAAGTTGTTTGCTAGTTTTTGAGATTCGTCTGCGCTTAAACCAAGTTCTCGACCCATTTTTACGAACATGGAATTGGCATTCATCGCATAATCCATGAAAGTAGACATTATATCGACTACTCCACCAAGCAATCCACCAACTAATGGTATCTTTTCTAAGAACCCGCTAATTGGTTTTGTAAGATTTTGAATTGGTCCTTCTGCTAATTCTCCGCCCAAAGCTTTCATTCCACCAACCATTCCGTCTCTAAACATTTTTATTGTTCCTTGTAAAGCGGAGTTTAATGCTTTAGCCGCTCCTAAGAATAAACCGGCTTTGAATAGAGGATCATTTTTCCAAGAGTCTGCGAAAGAAGTTTTGAATGCTTTAAAACCGGCTTTGAATACGCTTCCGCCGGCTTTTGGAACTTCAATTAAAGGGATAGGTTCTAAATTTTGTTGAGCTCTTGTTACGTTCTCAATTGCTATGAGTTTATTTTTAGCTGTAATTTCTTCTACTAATTGAAGGTTTCTGGCTTGTTGTACCATAGCCTCGTAAACCTCGCTACCCATTCCTAATTTCTTAGAAAAGTTTTCAAATAGTTTACCTGTAACACCTATAGAGCTTTGTATTTCCTTTTCTTTAGCTAATTCTTTTTCGAGCTCTTTTACAGTAAGACCAATTATCTCGCTGCTTTTTGATCTAGCTACATATTGAGCTTGTAAAGGAGTTAAGTTTTTAGTTTCTTTTTCTAAAAGCCTTTCTGCGATAGTTAATTGTCTTTTTGCAGAAGATATGGCTCTTGCGTTTCCGCTTGCTAAAGCTTCTGATAAGTTGTCTTCTTTTTGTTTTTTCTCATCCAGTAATTTAACATAATCTTGAGCGCCTTTTAATTGTACTGCGCTTATTTTTTGAAGATCTGCTTGCGTTTCATTTAATTTGGCGGTGTTTACAAACTGCTTGGATATCTGATCGTTTATCTGTGATTGTATTCTCTTAACGTCTATGGCATTAGTTCTAAAGCCCTCAATAGAAGATCTAACCTTATCGTATCCGGTTTGAAGCTTTTTTAGTTCGTTTACCTGATCTCTGATAATGTCTCCAAAATCAGCGCCATCTCTTACTAGCGCTTTAAAAACACCTTGTAATTTTTTTGCTTCTTCTGCCCCTGTAGATGATTTTGGGGTACTGCTATTTTGATTTTCGTTGGACATGGCTACAAATAAATATTTAAGCCTTTGGTTTTGCCTTGCTTGTTACGTAAGAAGGTTTTGACTTAAGAGATTGCTTAACGGCGTCAGGCATTTGAACCTTACTTTTGTCGCTTTGCTCGGTAAGAACTTTGTCGTTCTCGTTCTGAGCCTCTTGCAATCTGTCTAGGTGTTCCTTTATCTTTTTTATATTGAATTTCCTCTTTGGGATATCCATGTTCCAGACCTCAGTATAATTAAAACCTCCGCCCCCATGATAAACGAGGTCGAAGACTTCAGTCATAAAGACACCTCTATATTCCGCTCCCGGGAAAAAAGAACTCGGCTGTCATTGGCAGCTCGTCGATGACCTCCTCTCCATCTTTAGTCGAAAAAGTGATCTTTGTGTCGATATCTGGAATTACGCTCTCTATGTATTTTCTCAAAGGAAGAGAATCTTGGGATAATAAAGCTCCGCTATCGATAAAGTCTCTAACTGTTTTTGTAGAATAATCTCCGTTAATAGAAGTGATCTGATGTTTTAACTTTGTAGTCAATAAACCTGGTGCAGCTTCTCCTAAATTCTTTTTCATGCCTTTCATCTCTTCGTCGATTTTTCTATCGTCTGCAATTGTTAAGGCTTTGAAAGTAACAGTGTTTTTGGTGAAAGGGAGTTCGAAACTAAATTCGTTCTTTTCGTTGAATAGAGTGGTATCAATACTCTTATACTTAACAGACTGTAAATCGCCTTTAACGACTTCTGATTCCATCGTATTTGGATTGAAGTAGTTAAAAGAGTAGTCTTTACCGTAAGCCAATATTCTAGCTGCGATAAGAATAGCGTTCCTGTCGCCCAGGATCAGATCCTCGTAGTTTATTGGAGTTTTAATGATAGACTTAAGCATTCTTTCAATAGCTAAGCCTTGACGTAACAGATTCGCATTGGTGAGAATGTCCTCTTCTCTAGCGGTCATGTATTTGATTTCGATTTGCCCAGAAGCTAATGGGGAATCTTTTGGGTATAACAAACCCTTTGATGGAAGATCTACCATTTCGGTAGGTACTGTAAACTTTGGTTCTGACATGTAATAACTATTTTAAATAAATATAATCTATTAAAATTTCAGGGAACAAAAAAAGACCGCGGTGAGGCGGCCTTTCTTTTATATTCGTTATTTTTATCTTAGAAGTTCAAGATAGCGTAGTCCATACCCAAAGTCAAACTGATTTCGGTAGGATCTGAAGTAGACCAGTCGTAAGTTCCGAAGTTTGTTTCTTTGATGAAAGCGCCCTTGCAAATCCACTCTGATACAATATCTCCAACTGGACCTAAGATCGATAAGTTAATGTCTTTCTTATAAAAGTCAGAATAACCGTTTCTACCTGTTACAGACTCGTGATGTAAACGTACCCATTCCATTACAGCCTCTTGGCCTGATGGACTGATTGGATTGTATAAAGACAATGTGATGTCTCTCCACTCAGCTTTTCCTTTAATCTTACGATAAACATTGATGTGATCTAATTTGATTTCATTTAAAGTAAGACCTGGTGCGTCCGCTTTTTTAATCATATATGAAGGAATACCGTCGATGTACATTACAAATCTATTCGATACTGTAGGTTCGAAAGCGGTAAACATTATTTCATTTGGGTCTAATACTGGCATTTTTGGTTGTATTTAGTATAAATATTACTTTTACTTATTTTTTCTTCTCGGCCGCTTTTTTCATATCTGCAGCTTTTTTGTCAGCAACCTTCTTAGCTTCCGCTTCTTTCTTTTTCTTCTCGTCAGCTTTTTTCTTGTCTTCAGCAACTTTTTTAGCGTCTACTTTTTTAGCTTCGTTTAAACCTGCGCCTTGATTTTTCATAGCAGCGCCTGCACTCTGTAATTTATCGAACAATTCAGGGTTCTTCTTTTTCAAAAGATCTTGAGCTTTAGATATTGCTACGCTTGTTAGACCTAGTCCTAATACTCCTGATAAAGCAGCTATTACGTCTACTATTGGAGACTCTTTTAACTCTTCAGCTTCCTCTTTTACTGGCGCTTCGTAGTTTTCTTTGATCATTAACCTAGCTTTTACACTCTCGTATAAACGTGCTGGTACTTTAATTCTAATGATTGTGTTATCGTTCATTTGATATTCTATTTGTTATTATTGGCCAAATGTTGCTCCTGTTGGTAAAACGTTGAAGTCTAATTGGATAAACTCTGCAGTTTTAGTTGGTTGTAAGTAGATAGATCCAACTAATTGATTTCTATCGATTACATCAGGAGTATTATTACTGTCGTCCATTACTACTTGGAATGCGTATAAACCTTGTCTTTGTTGTACTGACTCTAAATAAGGGTTAACTTGACTTAAGAATCTGTTACGAGTAACTTGTGTGTTAGGCTCGAATACAAGAGTTTCTGCAACTTGACCAATGTAGTCTTTAAGAGCAATCAACAATCTTCTAACGTTAACTCTGTCTAATGCAGAAGCTTTTTGTTGAAGCGTCTTTTGACCGTAGATAACCGTACCAACTCCAGGGAATGTAGCGATTGGGTTAACAGATCCTTGATAAATTCTGTCTCTATCGTTTGAAGTTAGCTTTCTTTCAGGTTGTAAAACTGTTGGTAAACCACCTCTGTTTAAACCAGCTGGTGCGAACCATTCTGCTCCAACTCTATCGTTGTACTCGTAAGCGGCAGGAACGATTGTAGATGCAGGGATAAAGTTTAATTTACCAGTCTCTCTTGATCTAACTTGAACCCAAGGCCAATAAGTAGCTGCGTAAGAAGAATCGAATGCAGTTACTTGAGTAAGCAATACAGGGATAGATTGACCGTAACCAACCATATCAACCACTGCAATACTGTCTCCTCTTGTTTGAGCTGTGTTAACTACCGCAGTCACTTGACTAGGTGCGTTAACGTAAGTTAAACCTGGAGTATATATTATATTGAATTTATAAGCGTCTTTGTTACCTAATAGATTGATAGCTGTGTTATAGTCTGTGCTTCTTACGCCTTGGATATTTCTACCAGCGACTGAACCGTCTGCTAAAGCGTTAGGGATATTTTCGAATAAGTTTACTGCTTCTACTCCGAATGAACCGAATATTGCGCCGGTTGCACCACCGAAAGCTCCGTTTACCGAACCGGATCCTACGTTAGGAAGAGATGAAGTATATTGATTTTGAGCTTGACCAAAAGTGTTGAAATATCCAGGAGTTGGAGTATTTACAGTTTTAACTCTTATATATCTACTGTTGTTTTGGTAAGAACCAGTAGTTTGTAAGTAGTAATTACCCAAATCGTCTGTAGAAACGGTTTGAGTTTGATCACCAATTACGTAAGCTATATAATTGCTTTGGTTAGGATCTAATGATAAGCCGTTCCATGTTTCAAGAACAGTCTTGTTATTTTGGTAGTCGTCGCCGCGTCTTAAGATTATGTTAAATTCTCCAGATCCGCTGTTGAAAGCTGTTACTTCCCAGCGTACGTTAGCTGAAGAACCAGAAACTAAAGAACCGAAAGATCCTGAAGCGTCGTTGTTATTCATTACTGTACCAACTGATAAGGTTTCAAAAACGAAAGCAGGAGTTCCCGCTAAGTTGTTGATACTTGCTGTTGCTGGTGTATAAGATCCAGATACTACTCTTGTTACCAATAAAGAAGTTCCGCCTTGCTCAAAGTAATTCAAAGCAGCCATACTTGTTAAGTATTCGTATGCAGCACCTCCAGAAACGAAGGGAGCTCCAAATACAGCTTTGTATTGAGAGTAAGTAGTTACTAATGTTGGGATGTTAACTGGACCAGTTACTGTAGGGCCTACAATTGCGGCGCCTGCTGTTATTGGACCTGAAGTGATCTGAGATAAGTCATTCTCTTGTAAGAATACTCCTGGGCTAATTAGTGTTTCGGCCATTTATGTCGTTTTTTTTCTAGTAATAAATATCGATACTTGATTCAAAACACTTTAGCTAATTTCGCCAGTCTCAGTATTTATCGAGACAGGGCCGTATTTAGATCTAATTTCTTCGAAGACTTGCTTTTCTTTTACCCTAATCTCTTTGATTCTTTGCCTTTGCTCTTCCATATCAAGCTCGATGCTCATCTTTTGGTATTCTAGTTCTCCAAGTAAAGCAGCGACTTCTAAAGCGTCGGATTTGATAAGATTGATTTGTTGAAACTCTTCTTGTGTAAGTTTTTTTTCCATAACTAGATTTACTATAAATATGCAAGAAAAACGGCCCACTTTTTGGGTGAGCCGATTGTCTATTATTCTTTTGTGATTATTCTGGTACTTTTACTAACTTCAAGAAAGTAACGTAAGCGCCCTCGGTCTCAACGTTCTCGAAATCTTCCAATTGGAACTCTTTGTGTTCGATTTCTTTTTCTTCGTTTAAAAGAGCATTGAACTCGTTTTGAAACTCTACGAACTTGGGGTTAATGTCTCTTGAAACTGTTTGGCCGTCTTCGTCCGTTACAACGTTGATATACATTGGAATCGATACATTGCCTTGATCGTCAGCTTCTCCGTGCTTCTTGATTAGGTCCTGCTTGATAGCTTCAACCGCTTCTTTTTCTGCCGCAGCTTTTTTGGCCAAATCTCCGATCCAATACTTTGTTGTTAGCTTTAACTTTTCTGCCAAAAGTCCCTTTGAGGTAACTTCTCCAGTTTGTTGATTCGTAACACCATTTAATTCTGCTTCAAGGTTATAAAACTCGTAAAGCTTTAATGATACTTTTTCCATATATTATTTAGATTTTTTTGCTGACTTACTAGCAGGAGCTTTTTTAGCTACTTCTTTTGCTTTTTTGATAGTCTCGTTCTTAGGAGCTACTGCAGCGGCTTTCTCAACCACTTCTTTCGCCTCTTCGATTGCTGGAGCTACTGCTTCTTCAACTTGATTTACTAATTTAGTTAATTTTGCTTTGTTTAATAGGATAGCAACTGCTACTGCTACTAATACGATAATGATTCCGAATAACATAAGTTTTAAATTTTTGTTTGTTGTATATAAATATATAAGAATTTACTAAAAAATCTTTTAAGTATTAAATTTTTAACATCCAAGTATGAAATTTCCTACCGTTCCTGCATTAATTGCGTGTACGTTAAATGCGTAAGTATCAGATGCATAAGCATCGGCCACAGTACTACTCAAGAATATATTTTCGTAAAGTGTCACTCCTGATATAGAAGCAAATCCACCGGAGTTATAACTTGTTTGGTATGCTTGAAGAGCCACATAAACAGTTGGCACTCCAGAAGCAAAGCATGCTGCAGATGTCGAAGCTCCTCTACCATAAACGTCAATAGCAAATCCTTGCGCAGGCGGAGTTTCGCTTGGAGTTCTAGTAGGAGTTACAGCTGGAGTACTTGGTGGTGTACTCGCTGGTGTAGCTGATGGACTCGGAGTTCTCGTAGGTGTTACTGGCGGTGTTCCTGGAGGAGTACTTGCTGGAGTTACTGATATGCTCGGAGTTCTCGTAGGAGTAACCGCAGGAGTACTTGCTGGGGTCACCGATATGCTTGGAGTTCTCGTAGGAGTAACCGCAGGAGTACTTGCTGGGGTCACCGATATGCTTGGAGTTCTAGTAGGCGTTACAGCCGGCGTTCCACTAGGAGTAACAGCTGGAGTTACTGATATCGATGGAGTTACGGATGCACTAGGAGTTCTTGTTACACTTGGTGTTACCGATATGCTTGGCGTTACTGAAATACTAGGCGTTCTTGATACTGTCACACTTGGAGTAACTGATACACTTGGTGTTGAGCTTATTGATATACTCGGTGTGACTGATGCACTTGGAGTTGAGCTTATTGATATGCTTGGTGTAACTGAAATACTAGGTGTAGCAGATATAGAAACACTTGGAGTTACACTTACACTTGGTGTTGCGCTTGTTGATATGCTAGGCGTTACTGACACGCTTGGTGTTGCAGATATAGATACACTTGGTGTTACGGATACCGTGATGCTAGGAGTCACTGATACGCTTGGAGTAATGCTTATTGATGGAGTTACTGATATGCTTGGGGTAACTGAAGAGCTTGGAGTAGAAGTAGGTGTAATTAGTGGAGCACTTACACTAACAGATGGCGTAACAGAAGCACTTGGGGTTACTGATACACTTGGAGTAGCTGATATGCTCGTAGAAGCTGTAACGGACACGGAAGGAGTAACTGATACAGAAGCAGTAACTGATACTGAAGGCGTAGTCGTTGGGGTAACCGATACCGACGGTGTAGCTGTTGGACTCACTGGTACGCTAGAAGAAATGCTAGGAGTTACGCTTATGCTTGGAGTTACCGAAATGCTTGGTGTTGTTGATGCGCTTACTGTAATAGAAGGCGTAATGGAAGGAGTAATAGATACGCTTGGAGTAATAGATATGCTTGGAGTTGGACTTGGACTTGGCGGTACATACGCGCTGACCTGTATTATGTCAAGTCCTCCACCGGTACCATTTTTAGTTAGAGTGAATCCGCCTTGACCTGTCCTATTTTGAAATTCTATTGGCATGCTACTTTAATAGTACAACTGTTTGTGTTAATTTACGAAAAAATCTTTGAAGTGATTATCTTATTTTAGCCTAAAAAGTATATATTGAACCAGCTATGATATGCGTTACCATATAAAGTAATGGTTCCAACATCATTAAATACTCTTAAATTAAGCGTATCTCCTGCTTGTAAAATAACCATTGCAGAACCTCCTGCTATAGAAGTACCATAACCGGTTGGAATTGAATTTTTTCTAGATCCATTAACATAAAGTGCTATTTGGTTTATACCGTATGCGCTTGTGTACACTGAGGCATTTACTACATATATTCCAGTAGCGGGTGCTGTAAGAGTATAAGTACTATTGTTCCAGCAACTTCCAACATTTTGATTATACCAACTATATGAACCATTGGCAACAAAATTAAGCGTGGTTGGATTTGAGTTGGAGATACTTTGGTCAGAACTCATACCTCCCATAACAAACATTTGATTGGGTTTTGTAACTACGCCGCCACTTGTAATAGACATTGCTGTGATAGAATCTGTTGCATTTTGAATTGCAAACTTACCTGCGCCATATACTCCATCTGCGGTATTAGTTGAATAAAGCTCCCATTGTTTACCGCCAGTATGCGTATTATTTAATCTTACTGTTGCTCTATATCCGTCTGCATATCCTGATATAACTGATAAAACTGGGGCTTGTGCTCCACTATTATTAACTGTGATTGATGTATTTGCTGTTACTGTACTAGAGAAAATAGCTGCATTTGCATATATACCAGCATATCCATTTGCGTTAGTTAAAAATGCAAAAGATGTAGCAGCACTTGTTCCATATTCAATCCTTCTATAACCAGATATTGAGCCTACTGCAAAACCGTACGTATCATTACTTTGTATGGTAGATGAAAAAGTAGCGGCGCCTGTCGAAGATATTCTAAGTTTAGGACTTGTTCCAGTGTTATTATTACTAATTGAAAAGTCTTGAATTGTATCACCTGATATGCCTGATGTTAAATACCATTTGGTTCCTCCTGAGTAACCTTGTAATCCGACAGATGCATATCCGTTTGTTGGATGATATACGTCTAACATTGCGGTGGGATTAGTAGTTCCAATTCCCACTAGACCTGCACTTGTAATACGCATAGTTTCAGCACTAGCAGCGTTTAATGTAAATCTGACTGTGTTTGCTCTAATAAATGCAGTGCTTGGCGTGCTTGGGTAAGTAGTACCTGTTACTTCAATTCTTGGAGCTCCATCTATTACAGAACCACTAGTAAATAATCCTATCACGTTAGCATTAGAATCAGTAGTAATAGCCGCAACTCCTGATGCTCCATTTAGTTGTAAATTTCCCCCTGATGTTATACGCATTCTTTCAGTATTGCTAGTAGCTAAAGCTATATATCCAACTTCGTTATTAATCATTGTAAAGTTAAGAGCATCATCATATCCCATCCACATACCATCAGTAGTGCCTGTTCCCGATGTAGAGTTAGTAAATTTAAGCGATGACCTGCCACTTGAAGTTCCATATAACTCTAATACTAATGCTCCTGCATCTCTTGGAGTAGGATTTGTAGTTCCGATTCCAACATTTCCAAAAATAGTATGAGGCCCAGACCCTGTAACATTCAAACTTCCAGTAAATGTCTGTCTATCTCCCAATGCGCTTCCAAATAGATTAGATCCAGAACTATAAACAATAGAACTAGTAACAGTCTGTACCACTAACGTCTGTGCTGTGATTGTAGAAGAAACAACTAGGGAACCAGTAATGCTTTGATCGGCTCTAAACGAATTTGAACCTGTAGTGGCGTAGGTATTCTCTATCTGCGTAACTCTTGTAGAAGCAGACCCAGAGAATGTGTTGTAAGAGGCACTAAGAGCGATATAGCTAGAACTGATCTGTTGTTGAGAGCTAGAAACCGCCAGCAAAGAAGCGGTAGTTGAGAATCCAACAGAGCCAGTGCCTTCGAGCAGGTTTGAGTTGGCCGATAAACTAGCAGAAGTAGCGACGCCGCCCGAAATGGTATTCGTTAGGAGCACTGCGCCCGAACTGCTTACCGACATTAGAGTGGTTGACCCGGATACAAAGGAGATGTTCCCATTGTTATCGTAGCTTATTATATTGGTTATACCTGACGCTTTCTGATTCTTGCTCATTAGTTAATGTTGTTTCTTTGTAATATTTCTTTTAGAGAATCGTTTTCTAGTTTTAATTCTTGGATTGCATTTATCATAATATAAGTTAGTGCGTGAGAATTAAAATTGTATAGCTCCGTTTCATTTTCATCTGTATCTTCTAATTTTTTATGATATGTTGAAATAGATTCTGGTAGAATATTTAAAACGTCTTGAGCTATAATTCCTATTCCACCATATCCTTTAGTAAATCCAGCTTTACCATTATAATCATAAGTGATAGGATTTATTTGCATAAGAGCATTTAAACCTTTTGTATAGGATTCTATATTTTCTTTTACTCTTGAATCAGAAGAAATTGTCCAAGTATTTGTTGAAGGTTTTGCGGCGCTATCTGAAGCCAATTCTAAGAAATAAGCGGGATTAGTCATTCCTATTCCTACTCTCATTGTATAACCACTGCCGCCTTGAATAACTAATTTGTTTCTTGCATATATGTACATATTATCTGTATCACTTCCGCCTTGATTTTGATCTCCTTCGCCTATTGATAATGGAGCAGCATTGGTTACATCTCCAAAATATATCTTAGCACCTGATCTTGAAAAGTGTTGATCTCCATTAACCACTAATTTAACAACTGAAGATGCATCACCGATAGATCCGGGAGTAGTAGTGTTTATTAATAAGGATCCTGTACTATTAATACGCATTCTTTCGGTAAATGCACCACTTGAATTAGCTGTTGAAAAACGCATTAAACCTGCTATAGCAGTTCCGTCAGTAGAACCAACAATAGTAGCTAATCTGGTATTATTACCATTCATAAATTCTAGATATCCAATATCATTAGTACCGCTAAGTGTAGACGATGTTCCAAGTTCTATAAATGACCAAGTCGGTCCTCTTAAATCAAGACAAGGACCGCCTGCTGCAATAACGTAAGGAGTAGTCGTTCCAATTCCCACATTTCCTGCTTGGCTAATTTTCATTAAAGTACCTTCATTTGTAATTTCGCCTTGTGCACCATAAGCCCATCTAAAATCTTCGCCATCATCCATACCTACCATCCAAGCATTAGTATTAGTTGTAAAGTTTTGATAGGTAATATATTGTTCACCACTACTTGCGCCTTGTGCTGCAGTACCACCTATAATAATAGTACCATCACCGTTTGTCATAAATCTTGCCGCTACTTCAATTGGAGAAATAAATGTAGATGCACCTGTTACTGATAATGAACCGCTAAACGTAGCACTTGTAGCAGTAATAGATGAACTAAATGTAGCTGCTCCAGTTGCGCTAAAATATAATTTAGCTGAACCTGCTGTAATTGCATCTCCACCATTTGATGTACTTTGATATATACCAAAATCACTTGCGGCTAAATTTGTTGTAGCAAAACCCCAATTCTTAGTAGTACCTGACGATGTATTCATCTTTAATGTCACTATATCATTGGTAGTAATTGTTATTCCTAATCCTGATGTTGTAGTAAATGCCGCGCTTGTCCCTGTCAATGCTCCTGTAAATGATACTGATCCACTACCTAATTGAGTAATTGCTCCTGTAGATATATTTACTTTCATTCCTTTTGTTGCGGTTGCATCATCTACTAAATAAACTGCTGGCTCACTATTTAAGAAAAATCCTAAATCTTGAGCATATCCACCCTTCATTAAGATATTAGGCGCAGTTTTTTGTATAGTTATATTTCCAGTTGTTGCTACATTACCAAAAACAGTTTGACTACCTGTAATAAACATAGAACCAGTAAATGTCTGTGTATCTCCCAATGCGCTTCCAAATAAGTTAGAACCACTGCTGTAAACAATACTAGAAGTAACAGTCTGCACTACTAGCGTTTGAGCAGTGATTGTAGAACTAACAACTAGGGAGCCCGTAATGCTTTGATCGGCCCTAAAACTATTTGAACCAGTCGTAGCGTAGTTGTTTTCTATTTTTGTGACCCTAGTAGAAGCGCTACCAGAAAACGTATTGTAACTGCCGCTCAAAGAGATATAGCTAGCGCTTACCTGTAATAGAGAAGCGCTGATCTGTTGTTGAGAACTAGAAACCTCCAACATGGCACCAGTAGTAGCGAATCCAACCGAGCCAGTGCCGTTTAAAAGAGCAGAGTCTAAACTGAAAGAAGCGGACAAAGCGTTGCTACCCGAGATCACTCCAGTAGTCGTTACCGCTCCTGAGGAACTGATAGACATTAAAAGGGTCGAGCCAGATACAAAGACTATGCCTTGATTGGTCACCTGTACTGCGTTTCTTAAAAATCCGGTATCTCTAGTTGTAGACATCTTGTTAGTTTATGTTGTTTCTTTGTAACTTCTCTTGTAATTCTTGGATTGCTTTTACTAATACTGGAATGATAAATTTCTCGTTTACTCTTAGTGGATTTTCTATAGTTGTTTCTCCTATTGTTATAGAATTACCAGAAAAATTTTCTACTGCTTCAGGAATTATTGTTTGTACTTCTTGAGCAACGAAACCAAGCATATCTTTACCTTCTTCGCTTTCAACAAAATTATTAATCCAATTAAATTTTACTGGGTTTAGTCCCATGACTTTGTCTAGACCATTTGTTATTGTTGTAATGTTTTGTTTTAATCTAGCATCAGAAGCGTTATATATATTTGTACCGCTTGGTGCTCCAATATTTCCATTAGAAGCTATTGTCATTCTTAATGAATTATTGGTATAAAATTCTATATACCCATTTCCTCCACTTGCAGCTCCTTGTAAATATATTTTTCCTTCACCGGTACCTCCACCTTGTAGATACATACTGCCTCCTGTAGCTCCTGAACTTAATATCGGGTTACTTGCTGTTCCTGTTATATATAGGTTACTTAGAAATAAATTATTGCCTTGAGGTATATGCAGTAAATAGCTAGGATTTGTCGTTCCGATTCCTACATTTCCTCCTTGTGCATTTAAAGCAAGATTAAAGTTATACGAACCTCCATAAATATTACCTTGTATCCAAGCGTAAGAAGTACCTGATGCACCAAAAGATATTCCTCCTTCAGATGAATTTTTAACTAATAAACTTCCATAACTTGTTGGAGTATTGCTTGCACCTAATATACTTAATTTTGCATCAGGGTTACTTGTTCCTATACCTACATTGCCATCGCTTGTTATCCTCATTCTTTCGTTTCCTGTAGTCATTGCTGCTCCACTACTTGCATCTTGAGTATAGAAAGTTAAATTACCTTTACCCCAATCCGCACCTACTAAACAGCCAATACCTGCTCTTGCACGATTTGATGTATGACCGATAGGCGTAAAATTTAACATTAAAACGTTTCCTGATGTTAATGTTGATGATCCTCCGATAACTAAACCTGTACTACCTAAATCACTGGTATTACTTGAAGCAGCAATCGCAGTTACGCCCGCACTTGTAATACGCATTTTTTCTCCAAAAGTATTGCTATTTCTAGTATAAAAAGCGAGATCTCCACTTCCTGCGCCTGTAACTATTCCATTAATTCCCGCTAATCCATCGTTTGACGCCCCCGCTCCTCCTAATTCAATACCTGCATATATGTTTGCTGTTGTATTAGAATTATAAACTCTTAAAACATTACCTCTAGATGTCGATGTATAAGTAGTAGAACTATTAATATATGACTCTATGGGAAATGAGTTACCCGGAGAACCGTTTATTCCAATACTTCCAGCAAAAACTGTAGTTGAACCGGTAATATTCAAGCTTCCTGTAATGCTATGTGTGTCTGTTAAAAGATTTCCTATAACTACTCCACGATTAGTTACTTGAAATTCTGTTCCTGTAGTATTCACAGTTAAACTACCAGTAATATTCACACTTCCAGTAAAAGTCTGCGTATTAGCTAATTGATTTCCAAAAACGTTAGAACCGCTTGAGTATAAAATAGAAGAGGTAACAGTCTGTACTACTAATGTCTGTGCTGTGATTGTAGAAGAGACAACCAAACTACCAGTGATAGATTGATCGGCTCTGAAACTATTCGAACCTGTCGTAGCATAATTGTTTTCTATTTTTGTAATTCTTGTAGATTCACTACCAGAAAACGTATTGTAACTTCCACTCAAAGCCGTATAACTAGAACTCAGAGCCGTGAAAGAAGCGGTAAGAGTTAAAAGGCTCGAGCTAATCTGTTGTTGACTAGAACTGACTGCCAGCAAAGAAGCAGTGGTTGCAAATCCTATAGAACCGGTTCCCTGTAAAAGTAAAGAGTTTTGTGCCAAACTTGCAGAGTCCGCGTTACCACTAAACGATCCACTAAATCCTGCAGTAGAAGTAACCGATCCGCTAAATACAGTTGGTCCTATATTGATTAAGGTGCCAGAGCCGGAAACTATTAAACTACCAGTTATAATGATTGCCGATCCGCTTACGGTAAATGCGTTGCTTCCAGTGATTGAGTTTGATGTGTTGAAGTAGGCCAACTGATTTGCTGCTCCCGTGCCTCCAATTCCGCTGAAAGCTCCAACCTGATAACTATATACGTCGACTTCCAATCGGTCGCCTGCGTTAGAACCAGTAGCTAGGGTGATGCTTGTACCGTTTGCTGCCGTGTACTCTGTGTTGTCCAGCTTAGCTCCGTTGTAAAATACGTCTAGTAAACCTGGAGTGTAGTTGACAGTAAAGTCGGTCTGACCTAGAGTTGCAGTGAAATAGTTTACAGTTCTTAGTGTGTTGTTTGAAACTCCCGCTGCAGGCAAATACTTTTGAAACTCAACCACGTCCCCAGCAGTAGAACCAGTCAAAAAGATAATATTGGTGCCAGAAGTGTCTACGTACTCGTCAGCGGATAATTTGGTACCGTTAACGAAAACAGTAACGTATCCGGTCGAGTACCCGTTTGTGATTGGGAAGGTCGTTTGATTTGCCGTAGATACTACTTGCTGAGTGGTAAAGATAGCGGCAGAGGCTGTCTGTGCTGATAAGAGACCGTCTGCATCTGCTATCACGTATCTTACTCCCGATCCCGTAGTTAAAGAGGATATTGCTACGCTTCCCGTAATTGTAAGCCCAGAGCCAGAGACGATTAAGCTTCCAGTAATTACAGCGGAGCCAGAAAAAGGAAATCCAGATCCACCCAAACTATAAGAAGAGGTAAGAGCGAAAGAGGCATAACTAGCAGATGTTGCGATACCTGTCAAAGAGCCAGTAAATGACCCAGTAAAATTGCTAGCAGAAACCGAAGTATTGATTAGTAAGCCTTGGTTGGGAGAGATCGAAGCAGAAACAGAACCGCTTGAGATTTGAGATAGGTTTAAACCAGTAATTGCGGTTGCAGGAATTCCAAATAAATCGGCGCCAGAACCAGAAAAAGAGCCACTAAAATTGCTTGCAGAAACCGAAGTGTTGATTAGTAACCCCTGATTAGGAGAGATGGAAGCAGATACGGAGCCAGAACTGATTTGAGAAAGATTCAAGCCAGTAATTCCAGTGGCAGGAATTCCAAATAAATCGGCGCCGGAGCCCGAAAAACTACCTGTTATGCCTGCTGTTGCGGTTAAGCTACCTGTTATTGAAACGTTTCCTGTTTGACTTAGCGATCCCGTAGAGAGGTACGAGCCACTTATAATCGGGCTATCTATTATCATTATTTATACGCGGTTTGTCTGGTATAAATATTGGCTATCCTAGTAAGTAACTCCGTCTTGTTGTTCTGACGCTTTATATAGTCTGCCTGTCTCGTCGGCCGCTTGTAACTCTGCAGCTTTTGCCTCGCACTCCTCTAAAGTGTCGTACTCGTAGATTGGATCTTCTGGTGTTAACCTAGCCACCCATATGTTGGGCACCCCGGGGAGGAATTCCATTAATACTATGTATTTCATATTGTTTGTTTTAATTTACATTTATCAAAGTGCCATCTCATCATTGCATTTGTTTCTCCAACTTTTCCACAATGAGGACATTCAGCTTTTATTTTAGTTCTATTTTTTGCAGATTCACTCATTTTTTTGATCGTATCTGCTGAATTTTTTTGTCCGTATCTTTTATTAGCTTCTCCTCTACCATGAGATAGTTTCATCTTTTCCAAACTCTCTTCGCTATGCGTTCTTCCTACCCAAGTTCCAGGTCTACCAACTAAACTATTTCTAATTCTCTCTTTTGTTTCTTCTGTCATTGGAGCTTTAGTATTGTGCTTCCAGTATTCTCTTACACTTTGAGTAATTTGTTTAACCAACTCTTCAGGTCGTTTTACTCCTTTTGACCATGTATTCAAACCGATATGAGATTGACTCATTTTCTTTTTTGTTTCATCAGAAGCAGTCGTTCCAAATCTTCCATCTCCACCGTCGGTCATATTTACCAAAGTTCCCAATCCAAGATCTTTTCTTCCGTGTAACTTAATCAGCTCTTTCTCTATTTCACAAGCTGTTTCCCAATCTATGTCCTCGTGCAGTAATTCGACAGTATGTCCGGCTTTATTAACTACGCTGTGCCAATGTTTGCTTCTTTTATATTGAGAATACGCTCTTCTCTTTTGAGTTCCTATGCCTATATAAAATACTTCTTTTGTGTCTAGTCTTATGTGCTTGTATACTATTGCCATCTAGTATAAATATGCTCTAACTAGGCATAAATTGCATTAGTTATGTTCATCTAAGTATAAATATTATTTTTATTATGATACTGTTATACTTCCATAACTTCCAAATGCTGACCAAGACCAAGATACTGCAGAGCCTTTATTATTTGTAATAGTAAAAGTAAACCCAGTACTTGTATTAGTTGTAGCAGCACCAACAACTTGATCCCCATAAGAGAAAGTCGAAATAACTGTTGGCGTATGTCCTGAACCATCATTTGTTGTACCGCCTAAAAATATACTTTTTGCACCAGCACCAGTAATGCCACCAGATTGAGATGAAAAACCTAAAAAAGCGTGTATATTTCCACCATTAAAAGCTACTGTTACTGTTTTAGTTGTACTTGCTGGAACATTAAAGGTTCCTCCAGTAATGTTAGCATAGGTGTTTACTGTTAAATTTCCACTTGTTCCATCTGATACAAGAAGATTTTTTGTTCCATAAGTTAAATGAAAAACCGCACCTCTATTTTCAAGACATATTGGGCTTGCATCTCTTGAATCATTTAATACAATTCCAACAGAATTAGCTAACTTAAGCTCTAATACTCTACCTATACTATTTGGATTAGTTATTGTAGTTGCGCCGATTCCTACATCATTGCCGCTTGTAATACGCATTTTTTCTTGCCCGCCGGTAAAAAATCTAGCCGCTCCGCTTGAAAAACTTATAGCTGAATCTGTTGGCGTTAATACTAAATCGCCACCCATAGTTACACTACTAGAGAAGGTAGCAGCACCATTATTAGCTAATGTTAATAAATTTTGTGCAGAATTGTTTCTAAACCTCATTAAACCTGTCCCACTTGTTTGTAAAATTGTAAAATCTCCATCTGCTAATAAAACATTGTTGCCAAGAAATCGTATCCAAGCCTCTGTATTAATATTAAAAGTGTTTCCTATCGTCAAACTACTTGATAACGTAGCACTTGTACCACTTAAAGCACCAGTAAGTGTTCCACCAGCTAAAGGTAAATAAGTTGATGCTAATGAAGCTGAAGTAGGTATTGCTATATTATTTAAAGATAAACTTCCAGTAATATTAACAGAACCAGTAAAAGTCTGTCTGTCTCCCAATGCACTTCCAAAAATATTAGAGCCAGAACTATAAACAATGCTAGAAGTAACCGTTTGAACCACCAAAGTCTGTGCTGTAATAGTAGAAGAGACTACCAAACTACCAGTAATAGATTGATCGGCTCTAAAAGAGTTCGAACCCGTAGTGGCGTAATTGGCAACAACATTAAGTAAACTAGCCGAAATCTGTTGTTGACTTGAGCTGATTTGTTGTTGAGAGCTAGAGACCTCCAACATGGAAGCCGTAGTTGCAAATCCTATAGATCCTGTGCCCTGCAACAACAAAGAGTTACTCGCCAAACTAGCGGTGCCCGTCAAACTGCCAGAGGTCATGGTAAGACTGCCCGAGTTTATGGTTATGTTGCCTATAAACGTTGTGCTCCCCGTTACTGTTAGGGAGCCCGATATGACTGGTTGGTATATGTTCATCTAGGTATAAATATTATTTGGCTTCTAAGGTTGTTTTATTTATTATGTTCTTTCGTTTGCTCCCATACCTGTCATTCTAATAGTATATGTATTGCTATTTCCTGTTAGAGATAGAGTTAAATTTTCTCCAGAATTTGCGTAAGTTCTGGTTACACTGGTGGAGTATGTTTGACTAGCTACAACTACTGGTGCTGTACTTCCTGCGCCTAGATATAGGATTAAATCTACGAATCTTGCGCCACTAGTTAAATTTAAACCTGTGACAACATATAAGGCCGCTTCACTTCCAGCCGCACTATAAATTGTATTAGCACCACTACCAGCTACAATATTTATTTTTTTAGCGAAGGATTGTCCATAACCATTATCAGAAACTTCATCATCAGTATTATTATTATAGGCTATAGCGCCTGCAACTATTAGCTTTGTATAAGGTTGATGCCACGATGAAGTTCCAATTCCGACTTTACCATCGCTTCCAATACGCATTCTTTCTGCGGGAGCTGTACCGTGAGTTCTTGTCTGGAATGCCATATATCCGCCATATTCTCCATCAGTAGCATTATCTTTTCTTCCTAATATACCTGCCCAACCTGTTTTAGTAGTTCCTGTATAATTTCCACCGAAATATATTCCTCCACCAATATTAGCCGCTACCGCTGCACTATCATATAAAGATAAAGTATATAAACCTCCATAAAGAGTACCTACTATATCTAAAGGACCATTTGGAGTTGCAGTGCCCATACCTATATTTCCTGCACTTGTAATACGCATTCTTTCTATTACAGCTACAGATGGGTCTGTTCCATCAGTATCATTTGTACTAAAAGTTATTTCTCCTTTATACCAAGGCGAAGTTGCTTTATTTCTAAATAAAATAGACGCCATTTGTGCAAGATTATTTGCAGAACCTCTTGATTGACCTATTATTCCGCCTTGTATAGCGTCTGTAACACCATCTGCAGCTGTATTTGTTAAAACAATATATTGCGCTGTACTTCCAACTAAATTTAATTTTCCTACTGGGATAGTTGCTCCTATTCCTATAATACCGCTAGCACTGATAAACATTTTAGTTGATCCACCCGTTAATAAAGCCATGTTACTACCTCCTAAATAGGAAATTCCAAGAGAAGTACTTCCAATAGCTATAGAAGGATTTGTTGTTGAGCCATTTCCGGCATTATCAAAAAAGACAGTGTCATTAACAAATAACTGTCTTGTAGGATTAGTAACTCCAATTCCCACATTTCCACTGGCACTTATGTACATTCTAACCGCTCCGCTATTACCACTAAATTGAGCTATGGTTCCGCTTCCATCTTGTTGTACTACTAAACCATAGTTTGCGCTATTATCGTATATATAAGATCTTATGTTTGATTGTGCTGCGTAGTTTGTTCCAACGTTTCCAAAAACTGTTTGACTACCAGTAATATTCACAGATCCAGTAAATGTCTGCGTATTAGCTAGTTGATTTCCAAAAACGTTAGAACCGCTTGAGTATAAAATAGAAGAGGTAACAGT